CATTTGACCGTCGGGACCTTACTCTTGTACTAGGTCAGAACTTGGACCTAGGTGGCGACGATACTGGTGCACGTAATGGTACAGGTAAGACTACTATTATTAATGCACTGAGTTATGCCTTGTATGGTAATGCACTTACCAATATCAAGAAAGATAACTTGATTAACAAGACCAACGGCAAGAACATGTTGGTCACGATTGAATTTGAGAAAGACGGAATTGACTATAAGATTGAAAGGGGTCGCAAGCCCAATACGATGGCATTTTATATTGGTAATCAAGAACAAGAAATTACCGATGAATCGCAGGGAGATAGTAGAGAAACCCAAGCAGAAATAGAACGTATGCTGGGCATGAGCCATGAAATGTTCAAACACATTGTGGCTTTGAATACCTACACCGAGCCATTCCTGGCACTTAAATCAAATGACCAGCGTACTATTATTGAGCAGTTGCTGGGTATTACCGTGCTCAGTGACAAAGCTGACTTGCTCAAAGAACAACTGAAAGCCACTCGTGATGCTATCACAGCGGAAGAATATCGCATCAAGGCAGTCAACGATGCCAATGCACGTATACAAGAACAGATTGTTGCACTAAAACGTAGACAAACATTGTGGACTACCAAGAACACAGAAGATGTTGCAGCACTGGAAGCTGCACTTGCTCAACTCAATGAAATTGATATTGAACAAGAACTGTTGCATCACGATGCCTTGTATGCTCGCAACGAACTGGTTAGATGCATACGTGAAGTCAATCAGCACAAGGCAGGTTGTATAGCCACACAGACCAGTTTAATTAAAAACTTGGACCGGTTAAAGAAAGAAATAGAAAAACTAGAACAGCATGAATGTTATGCTTGCGGTCAAGCCATACATGACGACAAACATGAAAGTATCTTGGAAGAAAAACGTTCGGCATTGCAAGACATGTCCTTGCAGTATCTCACCAACGAAGGACAGTTACAAGAACACGTGGACACACTGGCTGAACTGGGTGAGCCGGCACCACCTCCCGCTGTGTTTTATGATACCAAAGAAGATGCTATCAATCACAGAAACAGTATTGCCAACATCACACAACAAATTGCTACAAAGCGCAGTGACCAAGATCCGTATGCAGAACAAATACGAGAAATGGAAACACAGGCTGTGGAAGAAGTCAACTATGATGTAATGAATGAACTTGCCAACATCAAGGATCATCAAGACTTCTTGCTCAAACTGCTGACCAACAAAGACAGTTTCATACGTAAACGTATTATTGATCAGAATCTCAGTTATTTGAATGCTAGACTAGGACAATATTTAGATCGCATTGGCCTGCCACATAGTGTAAAATTCTTAAATGACTTGACAGTCAGCATCGAAGAACTAGGACGTGAACTAGACTTTGATAACTTATCACGTGGTGAGCGCAATAGATTGATATTATCATTAAGCTGGGCGTTCCGTGATGTGTGGGAGAATCAAAATCAACCCATCAACTTGTTGTTCATTGATGAAGTTATTGACACAGGCATGGACAGTTCAGGTGTTGAAAACAGTCTAGCTATACTTAAGAAGATGGCACGTGAGGGCAATAGATCAGTCTGGTTAGTATCGCACAAGGACGAACTTGCAGGACGAGTAAACAATGTGTTAAGTGTAGTTAAAGAAAACGGATTCACTACTTACAATACCGATGTTGAAATATCTTGAAACTGTTCGGGTGTTGCATTTAGAACCCACTGACATCTGTCAAGCAGCATGTCCGTTGTGTGCCCGTGAAACAGATCCTGTATTCGATAAAGACGTACAGCATTCGCTCGCAGTTGAAGATATCAAACGCATACTGCCTGAGCATGTTATAGCTCAATTAGATAAAATGTTCATGTGCGGTACTTATGGTGATCCGGCTGCTGGTCCCACTACTTTAGAGTTATACAAATATTTTAGAAGTGTAAACAGTGATATTACACTAGGCATGAACACTAACGGTGGATTACAAAATACCGCTTGGTGGATCAAGTTGGCTGAACAGTTTGATCAACCTAGAGATTATGTTGTGTTCAGTATTGACGGACTAGAGGACACCAATCATGTTTATAGAAAAAATGTATCTTGGCGTCGTGTGGTAGCCAATGCCGAGGCTTTTATTGGTGCAGGTGGTGCAGCTCATTGGGACATGTTGATTTATGAACACAACGAGCATCAAGTTGATGCGTGTGAACAGATGGCCAGGGACATGGGCTTTACATGGTTTAGAGCCAAAGTCAGCAAGCGCACATCCACAGTGAATTGGCTACGTGCTCCTAAAAACTGGACTAGACCCGTGGTAGAGCAAGGTCCTGTAAACTGCTTTAGAGACAACGAGCAAAGTTTATACGTCAGTGCCCAGGGTACAATACATCCATGCTGCTGGCTAGGCTCAGAACCTTTGAACAATTTTGAAGCCATTAGAGCCGATTGGGACACTGATAAATGTAATCCTATATGCAAAGAAACTTGTAGCACTGTGAATAACGTGTCAAATTACACCGGGCAGTGGCAACGTAACGTGGAAATAACATAATTTTTTGTCGCCAAAGAATTGTCATAACTATGTTACACAATGACTTGGTTATTCGAGAACACGCAAATAGAAGCCCTACCCGAAGATTGTGTGGGGTTCGTGTACTTGATCACTAATCTGGTCACTGGTCGTAAGTATATCGGCAAGAAACTAGCCAAGTTTTCTAAAACGACGTACAAAGTTGTGAAACTCAAAAACGGCAACAAAAAACGCAAGAAAATTAGAAGTAAAATAGATTCAGATTGGCTCACATATTATGGCTCAAACGACGAATTAAACCAAGACATACAGACACTAGGTCAAGAAAACTTTAAACGAGAAATACTCTACTACTGCAGTTCCAAAGCACAATGCTCATACATCGAAGCGCGAGAACAATTTAGACACCAAGTCTTAGAATCAGATGCGTACTACAACGGACAGATCAGCGTTCGTGTCCATGGCTCCCACATTAAAAATAAAATTTAAGTAGTATCAGCTAGCACAAGCAAACATCGTGTGCCCTACACCTGGATCAATGAATCACAGGGATGGAAGCCTCGTCGCTACAACGAGCACTCAACTACTACCCCCCGGGATGAAGATCGCAGATGCCGCGATTTAGTTGTTTGAATAGGATAAAAAGGCTAAAAAGACGTACTAGCGATAGTACACGGTTACTAACATGTCTGATATGTGTTAACTAACCCGCCGTTGTATAAAGACGGAGCTCGAGGTACAGGACAACCGCCTCTGTAATGCTCTTATATCAGTGACTGTGATGCTCGGATGAAGTTCACATATATTTTTTGCCCGCCCTGGGCAAAGAGTGACCACTTAGTCTGGATGAAGCAGTCTCTAACTGCTTTAAGAAATAGTATTGCTGAGTGTTAACGAAAGCAATAGATTAGCGCAGCTAATCTTAAAAGTATGGTAATCCTGACTTTTTAGTTGTTTCTATGTTATCTTCAATAATCTTGGAGATAATTTGTCTTTCTTGATGTCCCAACATCATGGCTTCATCGTAAGACAATCCCCCACGCATGTGCCAACAAAATCTCAACGCTTCTTCTCGTATGGCTCTTGTTTCTTTATCTAGAGATTTTAAGTAATTCACAATCTCTTCGTTATCTAGATTCAAGAGCCTACTTCGAAAAAACTTGCGTAGTCAAACGTTACCGTCAGTTTGAATTCATCTTCGCAGGCTTTACACTTGGCGTCCATGGGTTGGATGTTTACCATCAATGAATCTTGGCTGACTCTACCTTGTAATTTTTTAAGGTTAGCTCCGGAAATGTTTGAATAATACTCTTTAATAAACTTGCGATCCGTTACAGCCTCGCCATCCGCAGTCAATATTGAATCAGTATATGCAACTAGACTATCAAGATTTAAATCAATCATACGCTGTAAGTGTGCTTCAAATGCTTTTTGTTTGTCATCTTCACTGATGCTATCATCAGTTAAGCTCATGATCAAACGTTCTTCATCGTAGGTGCGTTGTCCAGAACGACTTACTTCTCTGTAGGTTAGTGGTTTTAGATATATTAATAAATCGTCCATTGATACAGGATCGTCGTAGTTGGGCATCTGTATACT